GCGTTTAAACAGGATGAATGTAAAATAAAAAAATACTATCTTTGTAAAAGAATATGCTTCTAGAAATTCATAACATGATACCTGTAGGACTCAACATTGGTTTTGAGGTATATGGAAAGGAGGACGACTATGATTACTATGAAGTCCATATCAATCTATTAATTTTAAAATTTGTGTTCAAATGGCAATAATGAAGTACGGGAGAACAACGTTAGCTCCCAAATATATAGATCCTAAAACTGGAAACAGGATAGCCGATCCAAACGTATATGGAAAAACTGTTGACTTATCACCTTCTGGAGACAGAAAGGGAACATACATTAGCTGGCCTGATTTCAGACAGAAATATCAATCTGGAGCATATAAAGATATAGAATTAGATAGAAAGGGAAGGGGGGTACTGCAGCAGTTTCCAGCAGATGTAAACAGATATCTTTCTGGTAAAACAGATAAACTTTCTGAGGAGTATGATGAGCCGCTAGAGATGACAGAGATGACAACATCTGGTGAGAGTGCACCTAGCTACGAACTTAACTATAAGCCAGGTTCTAAAACATATAAAACTAAGCTTTATAAATATAATGCTGAGATGGCTTCAGCACCTAAAGAAGTTAGGCAGTCATATATAAATCAAAGCCCAAAGAATAGTGAGCCTGCATTCTCTATTGTAGCAGGAGATGTGAGATGGGGCAGACAAGACCCAAGAAAGATTCCAAATCCTGAATCCATGAGTGTAGAAGAAGTTGCAACAACACAAGCAACAGCTCCAACTCCAACTGAACCAACAAAACCTAAGAAGACTAAGGTTACTGAGAAGGTTGTAGAGGGGGTTGAGGGTTGGGACTTCAAAGAGCCAAAGTATAAATCTAAGACTATAAGAGTAAAAGATAAAACTCCAGGAATAAAAGAATCTGGAGGTATTAAGAAATCATCTAGGACAGTGAAAACTACTTCACTTGTTCCTATAGGTAAACATAATACTAGAGAAAGAAGGCTTTGGGAAACATACGAGGTAGGATCATATAAGGGTAAGGATTTTCGAGGTATGACTGAAGAGCAGTTAAGAGATTTAACTAAGCAGGCAAGACAAGACAAGAGAGGTGCTATGTTTGAGGGAGACTTCAGTTACTCTAAGTCTGCAATTAAGAAAATAAAAGAGGCCAGAAAATATGCAGGTAGAGAGAACGTTGCTGGACTTTCAAGTGCTCAAGAGAAGGTTAATCCAATGCGAGTTTATGAGTCAAAAGTTTGGACTGGAGAGTACAAGGATGAGTCTGGCAAGATTCTGCCTGGGAAATTCATGAAGAATGATGAGTATGGTAACCTTAGCCCACTTAATAAGGTAGTAACAAACAGCAAGGGAGAAAAAATAATAACAGAGAGAGAGAATACAGAAAACAAAATATATGACAGTGGATTTTTTGCTCTAAAAAAGGGAGGGCCATCTAAAAACAAACTATACACAATAGATATGCAGCAGGGTTATGCAGGTTCAAAGCAATATGGAGAGGCTAAAAGTTCTTTTAAATCATCCATGAACAATGCTACCAACAGAAACTCGCTTCAGGCTAAGATTGTAACATCACTTAACAGACAAAAATTAGAAAGACAGAACAGAAGAAAAAGTTCTGGCAATTAATTTTGAATAAAAACTACAAAATGGGGGTCACTGACCCCTTTTTTTGTTTTGTAAAGTAAAAAATTAGTAAATTTGGTGTAAAATTTAATAAAATGATAGTAAAAGAGATTCATTTTGGCGATGATGGCCAAAAAAAATTGAAATCTGGCATCAAAAAGATAGCTGGGGCAGTAAAAAGTACTCTAGGTGCTAGAGGTAGGACAGTATTAATAGAGTCTGAGAACCATGTAGGTGGTATTACCGTAACAAAGGACGGTGTTACGGTTGCAAAGTCAATCAATCTGTACGACCCGACTGAGAACCTAGCCGTTATGATGATGAGACAGGCTGCTGACAAGACGGCAACTGTTGCTGGTGATGGTACAACGACATCAATTGTACTTGCAGAGGCAATTATTGACGCAGCTGACAAGTACTTAACACCTGAGCACAATGTTACTGAGGTGATACGTGGAATATCTGCGCTATCAAAGAAGGTTGTTGACAAGCTAGACAAGATGTCTAAGAAGGTTAACGGAAAGAGGCTTTACGATGTTGCGACAATATCAGCAAACAATGACCAAGAGATTGGTAAGATGATTGGTGACGCATTTTCAGAAGTTCCACTTGTAACTGTTGAGAACAGCATGAACTCTGAGACAAGGGTTGAGATAATAAATGGAATGAGGATAGAGAGGGGGTACACGTCACCATACTTTGTCACGGATCAAAAGAAGCAAGAGTGTGTCCTTGATAATCCGTATGTATTGATTTGTGATCACGAGATAAACAATATCTCCAACTTAGAGAAGGTGTTGGCTCCTATTGTATCTCAGGGCAAGTCGTTACTAATCATTGGTAACTTAGGTCCAAACGCACTACAGACGTTAAACGTTAACGTATATCAGGGCAAAATTAAGGCATGCAATATTATTCCTCCGTCATTTGGATACAGACAGAAAGACCTGTTAAAAGACTTAGCTGTAGCTCTTGGCGGAACATACTTCAGTGAAGACACTGGTGATGATCTATCAATCATTGGTCTATCTGACCTAGGAAAGGCTGCTAAGGTTATTGTTAAGAAAGACGTTACGGTGTTCATGCACCACGCAGACTTTAAGGAGGACATTGACAAGCACATTGCTGACCTAAAGGCAATGGTTGATCAGACAGACAACAAAGAAGACAAAGACTTTATTAGAGAGAGGATGGCCAATATATCTGGCGGTGTTGGCGTTATATATGTAGGTGCACAGAGTGACATTGAGCAAAAAGAAAAGAGAGACAGGATTGATGATGCTGTGTACGCAGTTATGGCTGCCATAGAGGATGGCATTCTTCCTGGGGGTGGTATTGCGTTGTCTGAGTGTGCTGCCATGATTTACGATGAGTTTGATGTATCGGCAATGATTATGCATGACGCACTTCTAGCTCCATTTGATCAGATACTCATTAACGCTGGCAAGAAGCCAACCGAGATAGCAATGGGAATCTTTGACAAGGGTAATGGGTATGACGTGAAGGGAGAGCGATTTGGTGACATGATTAAGATGGGTATTATTGACCCAACTAAGGTTACTAAGAACGCACTACTAAACGCTGTATCTGTAGCAACAACTATTATGAGTACTAACGCAATTATAACAAACATTAGAGCAGATGAAAGTCCTAAATAAATTTTTATTAATCGAGAAGATTGTAGAACAGAAGACTGCCAAGAGCGGTCTGATATTAAGTGGAGAGGAGTATCAAGACATGAGGTATCACTATGGAGTTGTTGTAGAGCCAGGAATAAACGTTGTTGGAATATCAATCGGTGATAAGATAATGTTCGATAAGGTTCACTCTTATGACGTTGTAATAGACAGCAACAGGTTTACTGTCCTTCAGGAGAAGGATGTTGTTTGCGTTCTTTAAAGTCAGAGTTAAACTTTCTTATAGCTTGGGCTAGCATCCTCTCTGAGTAAGAGCCGTTTGGTTTAAACACCTTGTTGCGTCTCGGAGTCTCAGGGAAGGGTTCTAGCCCAATTAGCTTTCTATACATACTGGCTATCATTTTCTTTGATTGAAACGATAGTTCATACAGGTTGCTCTCTCCGTATTTTCTTTTTCTCCATATAACAATGAATCCTTCTCTCAATAGTCTATCAAACTTATTTTTATCCCAGCTCATAAATGCTGAGTACTCTTTAAACCTTGATCTAGTGAATATCTTCTCTGAGTACAGAAATAGCAACATATCTATATCGGCAGATGACTTAAGTCCATATTGAAACCTAGCCCACTTCCTAATTATACCCCAGTGCTTAAGGAAGTCGAACTTGGTGTCTCTTCCATAATATATTTTATCGACACGCTTTCTTCTTCTATTTATTATTTTCATTTTTATTATATTTGTATCGTAAAAACAAAGTTATGAAAAATAGAACCACATCTCAAACTACAGGTCCAGATAAAAGGGATAAAAGAACTACAACTAATACAACTCCAGGTACAAATTTGAATAAAAGAACTCCAAATCCAGAAGTTAAAAATCCTGCCGTTAGTGCTATGGAAATGCGTTCAATTATGGAGTCTGCAATGAGAGAAGGTGCCATGAAAGGGGGCATTCAAGGGATGATTCAAGACTATAATAATATACCATTTAAGAATAACGCCATTGATGTTCTTAAAAGAAGAAGATATGATATATCAAGTGAGTTTGATGGACAAGAAGTTCAAGGTACTCTGACCGAAAGACCTACACTTGGTGGCGGTATGGTTGAGACTGAAAGATACAACATGCCTGGAGGAGGAAGTAGAATGGAGAGAACTAGATATAATCAAGAAGGTCAGCCTGTTAAAAGAGTAATTAGAGATAAAAAAATAAACCCACGATAATGAAAAAGATGGTATCCGAAAAAAAGACTGGCGAAAAATATGCCAGCAAATCTGCCAAGATGAAGCACGAAAAGTCTGAGTCTAAGAAAGAGATGATTAAGGAGTACGGAATGAAGGCCGCTATGAAAAAAATGGCCAAGAAAAAATGAAAGACCCAAGGCTAGAAAGAGCTGGTGTTGAAGGTTTTAATAAACCTAAAAGAACTCCAAGTCACCCAACAAAGAGTCACATTGTTGTGGCGAAGCAGGGTGATGAGGTGAGAACCATTAGATTTGGACAGCAGGGAGTTAAGACCAATCAGACAGCAGGTCAGCGTGAGGCATTTAAGAGCCGTCACGCAAAGAACATTGCAAAAGGCAAGATGAGTGCTGCATACTGGGCAGATAAGGTAAAGTGGTCACCAAGCAAGACCGCATCTCCAAGCAAGAAATGGGTTAAGGGATCATGATTATAATTAAGAAGCACTACGGCTTTGGTGATACTGTTCAAGCAATAACCAAGGCCACTGGAATTGAAAAAGTCGTTAAAGCAGTTGCTGGAGAGGACTGCGGATGCAGTGAAAGAAAAGAAAAACTAAACAATCCTAACCTATTAATTAATAAGATATTCTATGGGACAGAGCAAGACATCCAAGTACTACGCAAGCAACCCGAAAGCAGCGGAGAAGAGGAGAGAGTATCAGAGGGAGCTTAATAAAAGCGAGTCTGAGAAGAACTACAGAGCAGAGCACACTAAGGAGAGAAGAAAGAGGGGTATTGACGGAAAAGGTGGTGCTGATGTTAGTATGAAAAAAAATGGTAAATTTGTACTTGAGTCTCCAACTAGGAATAGAGCTAGGAACGGAGCTAATGGTAAAAGCACAAAAAAAAATTAGTAACTTTACAAAAAAAATATTATGCCAGTAAATATACCAGCAGGCACAAAGTTTGAGGCGATCAAGCCTACAACTAATGTGAACAGACGATCAGCGTTAGTAAACGCTAACGATTTAACGTATACCATCGAGGACATTGCTGCGGCAGGAGGTGCTAAAGTATCACAAGTTGAAATCACAGAAGCTGAAATATTAAACCCTTCAGGATTTTTAAAAGTATTAGTACCTTCTGTAACTAATAAAATACTAATACCTATATCTTTAGCTATATACAGGAAACCAGGTGGTACTAATTATACCCTTTTTAATTCAATAAGACTATACACAATTATTGGTTTTAATTCGTCAAATATTGGTAATACAGTAGACGCTGCTTTTACAGGCTCAACAGAAGGCTCTTTAGCGTTAAATTTTGCTTTGTCACTTAATAGTAATTTATCACCAAATAATAATTTGTCTTTAGTTTCTGGATCTGTATTATCTCCAAGTACAATTTCAGGAGGAACAGGAAATTTAATTGCTTACATCACTTATATAGAAATAGATACTAACTAATAAATAGATAAAATGGCATATCAAAAATTACAGGTACAGAGAGCAGCTCCAGTTACCCCAAACGACAGTGTTGACATTCCTTACGTTGGATATCCAACTGAAGTATGGCCTTGTATTATATACTCTGGTTCTGGTGGTATAATTAGAGTTTTAACTGCTGGTGGTGATGACGTTGTATTTACTAATGTTGCAGCAGGAGCATTTTTGCCTGTTCAAGTTATTAGAGTATTTGCATCTACTACATCAGCTAGTGACATTATAGCTCTTTGGTAATATGGGTACTTTTATAGGTGTATCAACTGGTATTGGATCTTCATCTAATGATGTTAATAATAATACGCCATCAATTTTACGAGAACTACCTATTTTAACTTATGATCAATCATTAATACCTACTATATACCTATATTTTTTATTAGAAAATGGAGTTGTTCCATTATCAATGAGAGGAACTATTTATCTAAATAATGAAATTGAAGGTGAAAATCCATTCTTATCTGATGGATTACAATTTATATATGAATATCCACCTAATGGAACGTGGTATGTAGATTTAGAAATAGTTATTGATGAATTAACTACATATAACTTTATATCTAATACGTTAATTATATAAAAATGTCTCTTATTAGTAACGAAGGTTCTGTTGGATTGCTTAGTACTACTCTATATGAGTGTAGGCAACAGAACGTTTGTGCTATAAACTACATAAGATTCTCAAACTCCGTAACTAATTATGATGTTCTTGTACAGAAGTATGTAGCTTCAACTGCATCTACTGTAGATATATATTCATTATCATTAAATAATGGTGACACTATTACTGATGATATGGTTTATATACTATATGCTGGTGATCAGATACTAGCTACGTCAACTGACGCTAATACAACGTTTATAATAAGCGGAGAGGAAGGTCCAAACTTATCTTTCTTACGATGCAAGTAACTGATGGAAATGGTAATATATTTGGGCCTCATGGACTACAGGTAAACGGATCTGATGGTAAGCCAAAGACTACTGGAGGAGGATCTAGTCCACTAACAACAAAGGGTGACATATATGTAAGAAATGCTACATCTGACACTAGACTACCAGTTGGTTTAGATACTCAGATGTTGCTTGCTGATAGTTCTACTTCAACAGGTTTAAAATGGACAAGTCAGCCAGTTCCAACTCCAACAGGTTACTATGCACAATACCAGGATGACATTAGTCAGCCATTGGTTGCTGTTAATGTAGGTCAAGCCACTAAGTTCAGAACAATGGACTTTAGTAATGGTGTAACTGTAGTGAGTGACACTAGAATAACACTTGCACACACAGGTATATACAACCTTCAGTTCTCTTTTCAGTTTCAAAATACAGCTAGCCAAGATCATGATGTTACAATTTGGCTAAGAAAGAATGGTGCTGATGTATTAGGTAGTGCAGGATTTGTTGCTGTAATATCTTCACATGGTGGTGTACCTGGTCATTGCCTACCATCATGGAACTATATACTTGATGCAGTAGGTGGTGACTACTACGAGCTGTATTGGAGTGCAACTAGCACACAGGTGAGTATGCACTTTTATCCTGCAGGCAGTCCTCCTCCATCAGCAGCATCTGCTATTTTCACCGTTACTCAACAGGCAGGTATAATGGCAGGAACAGGTATGACTGCGTTGAATGGATTGAGTGCAGATGTTCAGACCATTAGTACAGGAACTACAGGTACTGACTTTAACGTGGTATCTAGTGGTAGCAATCATGCATTTAATATACCAACTGCATCGGCTACAAATAGGGGTGCATTGAGCAGTGCTAACTGGAGTACATTCAATAGCAAGCAAGATGCATTAGTGTCAGGCACTAACATCAAAACAGTTAACGGGAACTCATTGGTAGGTTCAGGTGATGTATCATTGAATCCTAAATATCTAGGCCATTCTGCATCCACAGGATCATTGAGCGTTTCTACAGCCGTTACTATATCAAAAGCATTAAGAATACCAGCCAACACACTAACCAGCGACACATTGCTTGAGATACAGTGGAGACTTGTTAGAATAGTTGGTAATACTGGACAAATGTCTACTAGATTGTATATAAATACAAGCAACAGCATGACTGGTGCTACATTAATATCGGGTGTAGCCACAATAAATGGAGGAGGTACTCAATATTCAATGAAATGCGATAAAACAATAACGTGCAGAAACAATGGATTTGCATGGATGAATTCAAATTCCAATGAATTTACAGGCGTAGCTTTAAATGGATATAATCTTAATAAAGCAGTAGATCAATACTTATTGTTCACTGTTCAGTCGGCTACTAATGGTGAAACGTGTTTAGTAGACTTTTTCAGAGTGTTGCAATATGCTTAATTTTCATATAAATTAAAATAATTACCTTTGTAGGTATGAAGTATGTATCTGCATTCCTTTTATTATTAAGCTTTTACTCGTGTTCAATAGAGAAAAAACTAGCAAAGTATTGCCCTCTATGTCCTACAAAAGATAGCACAGTTACAGTTATCGCATATCGAGATACGACTATAAAAGTTCCTGGTGAAACTGTTTTTATAGAAGACACATTATTTTGTGATTCTCTAGGAAATGTATATGCATCAAGATTAGCTGAGAAAGATGGTACTATACTTAAGTTGCAATCAAGAGTCGTTGACAATAAGTACAAGGTTATAGCTAAAACTGACACTATATATAAAGTAGTTAAGGGAAACACTATATACAAAACTCAAACCAAAACTATAACAAAAACACTAAAGCCAGAAAAGATAAAGTACGTTCCGTCATTTATTAATTTTTTAGCTTGGTTTGGAGGAATATTTTTAATCATAATTTTAATTTATATAACGTACAGAATTATTAAGTCACAACTATTAAAATTATGAAAACAAAGCTATCTCTTTTTTTGATGTCTTTAATGTCCATTATATCCCCAGTTAAACCATTAGTTTCTATTGCAGTAGCATTTATTATTCTTGATTTATTTTTCGGTATATGGAGAAGCGTAAAACTTTATGGATGGAAAAGTTATAGATCTTATAAACTAACCCACACAGTGTCAAAGAGCCTTCTTTATGCAGGGGCTATATTTGCTATTTTCTTTTTAGAGACATATGTGTTAGCAGATATACTAGGACTTTTTATAAGTGTTGACTTGATACTAACAAAAGCATTTACATTCTTTTGTGTTTTTATTGAGATTAAAAGCATTAATGAAAGCTTTGAGGATGTAACTGGTAAAAATGTCTTGAAGTTATTTAAAGATTTTTTAACTAGAACAAAAAACGATTTAAACGAATTTAAAAATTAATTATGTATACTAGAGAAAAAATAGAAAGCATTGTAAAATCAAAAGGATATAAGTGGTTTGAAGACAATGCTAACAAGTCATATGATGTTAACATCGTTGGAGTTCGCAACAACGCCCCCAGTGTGGCTGACAAAGTTACCAACGTTTTTGATGACTACATAACAATATCTTTTAAAGATGCTTCTGGTAATTGGCAGTTCTATTGTTGGAACGCAACCACGGACCCTGGCAAAAAAGGTGTACAGCAATATCACAATGCAAAAGGCGTGGCTCGATTGGTACCTGGGCAATATAGAGCTACATGGTGCATCGATAAACACCAGGGCAAATATGATGCACTATGCCAGAGGCTTGGAGAGGTAACTGTATGGAGGGATGGCAACAGAGATCTAAAATTCGATGAGGTGAAAACCGACAAGGGTATCTTTGGTATTAACATCCACAAGGCAGGTACTGACAGCACATGGGTAGAGAACTGGAGCGAAGGATGTCAAGTTTTCAAGAGAGTAAAAGATTTCAATGAATTTATGTCAATATGTAAAAAGGCCGCTAAGATTCATGGAAACAAGTTCTCTTATACTCTACTTGAGTTATGAAGTTTAAAAGTCATTGGCTAAAGGAAATATGGGGATTCTTTAGCATTAGGCTTATAGCAGGACCATTACGTGTATTTTGCATTGACATAGATGTGTACAGAAATTTTTATTCAATTACTTTTCTTAACTTTACAATTCGAAACAGATGAGCAAGAAATCATTAGAAGTTAAAACATTCGAGAAGAGATACGTCTCTAGACCAGGTGTTCATGCTAAGACTAAAACATCAGGTCTAAAGGCATCTAAAAACTATAAGAAAAAATATAAAGGACAAGGAAGATGAAAACAGGAAACTACCAAGCACAATCACCAAGCGTAAATGACTTATTGTTTGGTACTCAAAACTCAACAGGAGACACTGTTAACTTTAAAGTGCAGGATGTACTTAACTTAACTCAGGCTCCATCTGTTGTTACTACAAACACCTTGACAACTGCTACAATATCAAACATTAATACATACTTTACTGGTATTTCTGGAGCTAGTTTTGCAATTACTCTTCCTACTGCCAGTGCAAACATTGATGGTTTAAAGTATGTTATTATGTCTACAAATAACAGACCTACTACTACATGGGTAACTCCTGGAGCAAATATCGTAGGAGCTCCAGCTGGTTTATCTGCTAATACTCCAATATGTTTTCAGTATAACAATAGTGATACTACTTGGTATATCTCTATGTAACGAATTTTCTTTATCTTTGTAACAAATAAAAATTAAATAAAATGGCAAAAGAAAAAAAATTAGCTCAAGAAGAGCTAGATAAGTTACGGTCTTTAAACCAAACTTACAGAGATCTTAAGTTTCAAATCGCTGACATTGAGGTTTCATTTGAAAGAATGAAGAGTCAAAAAATGTCATCACTAGCGAACCTAGAGACTGCTGCATTTGATTTATCTCAATTTCAAGATGAATTAGTTTCAAAATACGGAGACGTAAAAATTAATCTTCAAACAGGTGAATATAATTAGAAAAATATCTGTTGGTCCTGATTACATGAAGTCAATGCACTATGTTGTTGGTCAAGATGTATTGAGAGGTAGTGCCACTATTGATACTATATTAATGGAGACAGATAACTCTATATCAATATACATATTAAATCAAGACAAAGAGATTGTAAAGTGGAAGAGTTTTTCTAGTTCAATGCCATTATCTATTGAGTACAACATAGATTTCTAATGAAGTCTCCACATCATTTTATAGTCAAACCTTATAATGATAGGCGTTATGACAACATACGCAAGTATGGTGACATTGACTTTGTAATAAGTTCTTCTCAGGAAGACCATACAGTGTCTAATAGAATGGGTGTTATAGTATCTGTTCCTATAAGTTACAATGGCCCAATAAAGCCAGGATACGAGGTTATTGTTCATCATAATGTTTTCAAGTTTTATTATGATATGAAGGGCAACCAAAAGAGTAGCTGGCATCATTTGTTTGATGATTATTTCATTATAGAGAATGATCAGTTATTTCTTTATAGAGAATCTGGTGGCGAATGGAATGCAACCTATCCTTATTGTTTTGTTAGACCCATACCAAACGAAGATAAAATAATATCAACTACAGGGTCTAGGGAAGAATTGTGGGGTGAGTTAGTATACTTTAACGAACAATTGCAAGATGTTTCAAAAGGTGATATTGTATCGTTTTCTCCAGATAGCGAATACGAATTTAGGATCGAAGGTGATTTATTATATAGAATGTATAATAAGAACATATGTCTAAAAAGATAGAATTAATACAGGCTGCAAAGGTAGCGGTGGATGAGTTAATAAAGGTATTAAGAGAGCCAATAATTACACACGCAGAGGATGACGTTTCTGCCGACAAACTTAAGAACGCTGCTTCAGCCAAGAGACTAGCATTCGAGGATGCTTTATATATGCTTGGTAAGATTGACGAAGAAGAAAATAAAGACACTCAGCCAGTAGTTGCTCAAGTTGATTTTGGTAAGTCTGGATTTGCTGAAGGTAGGGCAAAAATAAAAAATGGAAAATAATCTATATATAGTACTTGATGATTATGTAAGTAAGTCCATAGTTGTAAATAAAAACAAACGAAAGAACTGGGAGTACGGATATAATAAAGACTATGACCTCGTTGTTATATCTAAAGATGGAACCATAGGTGACATATATAATATAAATGGGGTAAAGATTGCATTGCCTTTAGTTCCAGATAAAGTAGATAATAGAGGAAACAAGTGGTCAGCAAATGAGTATCCAAAAGAGCTACAAAAAATAAAGACAATATTTGATTGGAACAGGAAAGATAATGCGTTCAAGATACAGTATGTAGATTATATAGAACAAGAATTTGAAAGGAGAGAAAACGGATTCTGGTTTATAAACAATAATGTACCTACATACATTACAGGAACGCACTACATGTATTTACAGTGGACCAAAATAGATATAGGTCTACCAGACTTCAGAGAGTCTAACAGAATATTTTATATATACTGGGAAGCGTGTAAGGCTGACAACAGATCTTTTGGTATGTGTTACCTAAAGAACAGGCGTTCTGGATTCTCTTTTATGAGTTCTGCTGAATCGTGTAATACGGGAACAATAGTTCGAGACTCTCGAATTGGTATATTATCAAAAACAGGTAGCGATGCAAAGAAAATGTTTACGGACAAGGTGGTTCCAATCGTTAGGAATTACCCGTTTTTTTTCAAACCTATTCAGGACGGTATGGATAATCCTAAGACTGAATTGGCTTTTAGGGTTCCTGCTAGTAAAATTACTAGGAAGAATATGGACGAAGAAAAGACGGAAGATATCGAAGGTCTGGACACAACCATAGACTGGAAAAATACTGCTGACAACAGTTACGATGGTGAGAAACTATTATTGCTAGTTCATGATGAAAGTGGTAAATGGGAAAAACCAGAGAATATACTAAATAACTGGAGAGTTACCAAGACATGTTTAAGGCTTGGTGCTAAGATTATAGGTAAGTGTATGATGGGATCAACATCAAATGCTTTGCCAAAAGGTGGAGAGAACTTTAAGAAACTATACAACGATAGTAATCCATCTACAAGATCAGCTAATGAACAAACTAAAAGTGGTTTATACTCTTTGTTTATACCAATGGAGTGGAACGTAGAGGGTTACATAGACGAGTATGGTTGGCCAGTATTTGATAATCCAGAAAAGCCAATAAAAGGTATAGATGGAGAAACAATAAGCACAGGAGTTATAACATGGTGGAACAACGAGGTAAACGCATTAAAGTCTGATTCAGATGCTTTAAATGAATTCTATAGGCAGTTTCCAAGAACAGAGTCACATGCATTTAGAGATGAATCAAAGCAATCTATATTTAACTTAACAAAGATATACCAGCAGATTGATTATAATGATTCTTTGATAA